GTTACTGGAGGCACTGCAGGAGGTGTTGTTACTGGAGGCACTGCAGGAGGTGTTGTTACTGGAGGCACTGCAGGAGGTGTTGTTACTGGAGGCACTGCAGGAGGTGTTGTTACTGGAGGTACTATTGGTGGTAGTAGTGTTGAAGATAATAATGATCCAGTATTACTGATAATTTCAGGCAACGCTGTTGTTCCAATTGCTTCTAATGTAGCTAATGTCGATGCAGGTAATCCAGATGCTGTTGCAGCTAACGATTCCGCCCCACCACTAAGCAAACCACCAGTAGTAGTAGCACCTCCAGTGGCTGCTGCCTCTCCACCTAATAAACTACTACCTAATAAAGCACCACCAACAATACCTAGAGCTTGTAACCATCCTTTACCTTCTGATGTATTCGGACTAGCAAGACGAGTACCCGTAGGTTGACCATAGGCATCGTACTGCTGAACAACAATCTTATCGCCTTGAACACCAATAGCTTTTTCAATAACCCTATCTTCACCAGTACCTAACTGAACAATGTTTTGATTAGTACCTGTTGTAGGGCTTAGTGATCCAGTAAGTAGCGTGCCTTGTGGTAGACCAGCATTTAAGAAGAATTGATTAACCTGTGAGACAGGTAAACCAGTAAGGCCTGACAAATCCTCAGCAGTTAAACCATAAGTCTTAGCTGTTTGAGCAATGGTTTGTCCGCTAGTATTTAAGTTATTAACAAGGTTGTTGACAACAGAATCTAACGTATTCTGAGGAACCATGTAGCTATTCATGATAGCTTGGTCTGTCATCAACGGAGATACACCTAGTAGACTAAACTCTTGATTAGACACTGAAGGCTGAATAGCCTTGATAGCGTTACGGATCTCTGTTGGTGTACGTCCTTGACTAAGCAATGTATCGATGTATCCTTGCTTAGTTGATAACGATGCTGCAGGGTCCCATGTTAGTCCGAACAAACTGTATGTTGTTGGTGCTGGTGTGGAAGCAGGAGGTGTATATACAGGCTCTTGATACACAGGCTCAGCAGTCTGTGTATAAACATTCTCTTGCTGAATAGGCGCAGGAGCTGGTGTTGGAGCTGGAGCAGGGGCAGGAGCTGGAGGAGCATAACCATTACCCAACATCCAGGTAATATCAGACTGAGGTACTCCGGCACCTAGTAGTTCATCAACTGTTGTTCCATTGGCGTTAAACCAAGAAATCTTTTGTTGAGGTGTATAGCTAGACCAACCAGAAGGAAGTGCGGGTAGCGCCATGATTAGTAAGTCCCGTCATCGTACACAACACCACCAGTAGGTAGTGTCACTGTACCTGTAAAAGTAGGGGAAGCAACATCAGCTTTAGACGTGATAGCACTGGCTATGTTGTTGTATTCAGTATCAATCTCAGTACCTTTGATAATCTTACTAGCATTACCAGTTGGTAGTGTGTCCTTAGCTGCAAAGTTTGTGGTTTTGGTATAGTTACTCATTAGATTGTCCTGCCTGCTTTAACAAAAATATCCATTTGTTGAACAGAGAAAGCATCGTTACTGATATCTGCTTCAATACCTAATTGAAACACCCTACCAGCACCACCAATAGTTTGTCCATAGCCTTGGAACTGCTTAGGTACTGGGTTAATGGTAATACCTGCGTTGTACTCAGCGATGTTGTATTCAGATACATTGTATTCTGAGCGAACAACATTAGGGTATGTCCATAGAGCACTACGATAGTCTGTACCGTAGTCTACAGTCCACTTAAGGAATACATTAGTACCTGCTCCACCAACTGTTAAGGTATTAACCTTCTTCAGTATCTTAATGATGGAAGAATCACCAGCATCTAGATGAGAGGTGTAGTACAGGAATCTAAAGCTACTACCGTTGTCTGTGTTGCCATAGTAGCGACCAATGTATCCTGGCCTACCTAAGTACATCTCTCTACTGCGTGTAGACAGTAAAGACTTAGGTGCGTACATCCACTGAGTTACCTTACAAGACCCATCCTGTAGACGTTGTTTGAGGTCAAAACAGTAGGTAATACCTCTAGTGGGTAATGATAGTAGATAAAAAGCTTCTCGTTCGTGATACACTGAACGGATATTATCATAGTCGTTATTAGTCAATACGTCAAGTATTAATTGATCTCTGACATTCCTAGAGATATCGAACAAAGGTGGTGACTTCTCTTGAATAACCCTACCTAAGCTACGAACACCAGTATCAGATAAGAAGAAGATATCAGTGCCTACATCCTGTACTGAATCTCTAGCAATACAACCAACACCATCAATAACTTCAACTAGCTTAAGATCTGCTGTAGGATCACCATCAGCACCAGAGTAAACAATAATAGTCTTCTTACAGAATATGACTAGGAAGCCATTAAAGCCTGCTAGAGCTACGATACTGTCAGTACCATTAGTAAGCACTGATTCAATGCTGACAGAGCCTGAAGCACCTCCAGACCATTTCATACCAGATAGCGTATCTGACCACCATACCGTAGTTTTATCAGTAGTTGTGTCCGCTACCCATAGACGACCATAAGCTGACAATACTTCATTACCTAGCTGTACTGTACCTGAATAGCCTGCATGAGCTGATACAAGCATCCATGTATTAGCTACATGGTCATAGATCAGTGGGTTATGTCCTCGTTGAAAGAAGTAAGTATTATCATTAAAGTTTACTGCTTTCCAGTACTGAGCAGTCCATGTAGCTGAACCATTGTAGACTTCAGTCAGTGTTGTTGTACCAGTGTAGATCCTGTTGTTACCGATACTGACAATCTCTGTAGTACCAGCTTTCTTAACAACTTCATGTAATAGTGTTGGCTCTGTGCTGTTGTAGCCAGCAGTGGTATTAACAGTTACCCAACCCTTACGAGCAGCTATGCGACCATACTGGTCAATCACTGCATTCTCTGCCCTAAGAGCAAACTCTTTAGGTAACGTGATAGGAGAGTCTTGAGTGTTTAATCCATAGAAGCCTGGAGCAACAAGACTAACAGGTCTAATAGGAGCAGCCATTATACCCAGTTCCAAGTTATTTCATCTTCGTACCTAGCTGATTCAATAGCAATGTACGTAGCTACAGCTTTCCTATAAAGATCATTCTGTTGATCAGACAATCTACCTTGATCTTCTCCACGTTCATTGATAGCACGTAGATAAGCACCTTGTATTACTAACTCTGAAGGTACATAGATAACATCAAGATCATTAACTAAATTAGCTTGTGGTACAACACAGTCAACCTTAACTGCATACGCTTGATCAGGTATAGGCCATAGATCTAACGTAATCTCATCGCTGGTGTTGCTATTACCTATGGAGAAATACTGAGGACCACCAGTGACTGTACCTTGCATGTTCACCCAAGCATGCATTTGATCCTGTGAGGCTTGCTCAAGATCACGCTTAAGTGTAGGTATGTAGACCTTTAATAGTCTTGTCCGTGATGATGTACCTGTGATAGCGTAATTCTGAGTACCGTTAACTGTATTGATTGTCTTGGTTGTACGTAAGATAGACCAATTCCAAGCATCTTCGATCTCACGTTTAGTTTCATTGACCATTGCACCGATAAGGTACGAATAGTCAGACTGTATCACTGTCGATACAGTACTCTCTCGCATACGCAAGAGAACGCCATTAACACAGTCTAAGTAAGTAGCCATTACCATTTCACCTTATCAGCCCAGTATGCAGCGGACATCTTACCTTTAGCGATGTTCTTTGCATGACGAGCCTTAAATGATTTATTCCTAGCAGAACCTTCTGGAGAGCCTGAAACACCTTGTTGACCAAACCTAATAGTCTTTATCTGATCACCTTCTTTAGCAACAACGACATGACTTTTAGTAGGATGCGAAGGTGTACGTTTAGGTTTGTTGTAACCAGATACACCAGCTTTTTCTAGCCTAGAATCTTTCATTTCTTCTTCTTAGGTTTAGTCATACCAGCTTCGGACAAAGCAATGGCAACTGCTTGCTTACGAGATTTAACAACAGGACCACCTTTACCACTGTGTAGTGTTCCTTCTTTATACTCTCGCATTACTTTACCAACTTTAGCAGGTTTCTGCTTCATGATGGATAACCCATCTTACGCTCTTTAGCCTTCATTGTTTTTGATTCTTTCTTTTCATGCATCTTCTTTGCTGACTTTGACGCATACTCTTCTGCTGCTTTCTTACCCTTAGCAGTATAAGGAAACTTTTTATTCCCGACCATTGGCATTTCTATTCCCCTTTCTTTTGAACATACACTGTACTGTATCTGTTTCCCATATACGGATAGCAGTCCATAGAATTGTTAGCACAGCAGCTATAGCAGGTAATAACTCAGCTAGCGTACCTACAACTGTGATGATAGAGATGGCATCACCTAACTGTTTAACTTGCTCATCAGCTTGCAAAGCCATTTCATATACCTTTCTTTAATTGCCTAACAAGGAGCCTCATACGGCTACTTTACGAATGGCTCGTACAACTAAGGATTGATTCTTAGCGTTGTTGAACTGACCACCGTCTATAAAGTCAATCCTCGTCGCTGTTGTCAAACCTACACCTGCATTGGTAGAACTCCATGTCCTTGCTGACGTAGCAAAGGCTTCAGAGCCACCAGATTGAAAGGCAGCTACAGAGGTCTGTGCAGGCGTTCCTGTTGTGTAGTTAGAGCCTCTGGAAGGCACTGCATAAGAGTTAGTGCCGTAAGACGTAGAGTTGGATGCCGTTGTAGGCTTGAGGTTGTAGTAACAGATCTCTAGCTCATACAAAGCAGGTAGATACCAGTCTGAGTAGCCGTTGATTGTTAGTGCGGCACACCACTGAGCGGCAGGATAAGTAGCTGAGTCTAGCTCTGCTGTATTAGTCGCACCATCGTAAGTAGATAAACCTAAAGAGTCTGAGGTTGCAGCGGTCTTGTAGTTGAGAGCTGTGTTCTCACCCGATGCTTTGGGCGAGACAAGTAGATAGTAAGTATTGCCACCAAAGGAGATCTGTCCTGCGTAGTAGCCACCTTCCCAGAACTCACCGATAGCAGACGGTCCAAAGCGGTTACGAGCACCTGGGCCAAAGCCTCTGACAGAACCGCCTCCTAATGCTTCTAGGACAGGCATTATGCGTACCTGGACTGGCTAGCCAAGACAGTAAATGTTGCCGATCCTGTCTTGATGATGGAGTAAGAGTAAACGTCTATCGAGCTAGCATTACCTGCCGAAGGAGCAGTACCACCTAGCCATTTAGGTATGATGTTTGCACCATCGACCTGAACAGGAGATGTGGCAGAACCGGTTGCTGCGTTGTAGTAAGCAGTGCTTCCATTAGTCACTAAGAAGGCACAGGTTAAGACTTCTCCGGTCGCCATTGCGGTATTCAGTGACGTACCAGAAGAGGCTCTGAAGTTGACCGTAAAGTTCCCAGAGGCATTGGTTGTGTAGTACAGGACACCTTGGGTTGTCGTGTCGAAGTTAATCGTGCCTGTTGCTGCTGTTGCTGATACCGTGATTGTCTCAACAACACCTTGCAGCTTTGCGCCGATCTGCGAGGATGTAGACGCTAGAGAGAGTTGTTTAGCAAAGGTCGCAGCCTGTGCAGAGGAAATCGTAAGTGCTAGCGTACCTCCGGTCTTGACCTCAAGAATGTTTGTGTTGTCAGACGTGATCGAGGTTCCAGCGGTAGCTGCGTTTAATACATTAGCCATTAGATCACCTGTGATGTTGTTAGGTTGGCTACCTGTGAAGAACTGAAGAAGGTTACATCAACAGTGGTTAAAGGCTGGATAACCTCTACAGTCCCCCACGATCCTTCTACCCAGCTTCTTGTGTCATGCTGCCAATTCCACTGGTAACCTGCTCTGTCTTGTGGCTTAGGGTCTCTTACGATCCATTCCCAGTTTAGCCATACCAGTTCCTTGCCTTCAGGAATGTCTGTCGGTGGTGCTGGAGCTTGTTGCCAGCCCTCTGTGCCGTCAGTTTCTTGTGATGGGATAGACCCGTTCTTAGTCCAGTACATATCTATTCCTAAAGGGTCGGAAACGCTGCTGTTGGT